TCTCCATTGCATTGGTAGCCATTAGTTCTTCATGGATGTCACCAGACACCATATCGCCACCTAAGATAAATACAATCCCCGGATAATCTGAATGGGCAATGTGATTCTTTAGCAAATCAATAGTCTTTTCAACCATTACTTTTGCTCTATCTTGGGCTATTGCCACATTGAAATCATTAACCCCATTAATTTGGTCAGGATCAACAACTTCACCCCAATGCCAATCACTAGCAAACAAACTAGGTACACCAGCAACAGTTTTGCCTTTCTTGGGTTTGACCAACCAATTTGGGATCTTTGGTTTCGCATCTGCCATATTAAGGATAACTTTCTTAATGTACTTTTCATTAAGTTCTTCCCTTTTTTGTGTAGATATTGAAGATTCAAGCTGTCTAATCTTATCTTTAGCTTCTAATAGCTTTTGATATAGATCAGGTTCTTCTGGTTTAACCATCTTGATAGTGGGTTCTAGACCCCTAGCAATCCCATTGTTATACCTAGATGTAAATGTGCTAGGATTAAGATTCAGGGACTTAGCGGCTAATAATTTAGACCCGGTAAGGGCAAATGCATTAATCGCTTCTTGACATAGGACATTGCTTATAGGTTCATTTGCCATAACTGTTCCAGTTGGATTAAGTTCTTGAAATAATACATCTTTTTTATGAAACCATGCTTGAAATTAATAAATACATCCAGAAATTGCTAGTACATAGTTTAAGGGTTTGCTCAATCTGTAAATATAAGCACAAAACTAGCGAAGGGTATTTCTTGATCTATAACAATGGATTAAATGAAAGATTTGTTTGTAAATCTTGTAGTAAAATAGATTGATGCCATATACAAAAACAGATCAAGGTTGGATGTGGGGTAGGCAAGGACCATTCCCAACAAAGCAAAAAGCCATTAATGTGGCTAAAGCCGCCTATGCATCGGGATTTCACGAAGAAAAGCGTCAGAAAGATTTGTGCATTGCTCTTGATTATCACAACACTTATTCAGCCGATCCTAAGTTCTGGGACACCTTCATTTATATGTGCTGGATGCGAAAATTCGAGGTTTATTGCATAACCCACCATACAGGCGAAAAGCAAAATGAAAAACTTATGGACAGTATTGGTAAAGTGTTGGACAAAGACCATATCATTTTTACAATGGGCAAAGCAAAAATGGACTATGTTAAAAGCATAGGATTAGATATTGACATTTGGATTGATAACAATCCAATCCATATTATTCAAGACCCAGACACAGAACAATGACTTGGAATATCAGAGTTGTAAAATATTTAGAAGAAGGTGAGCCAGTTTTAGCATTGGCTGAAGTCTTTTATAACACTCAGGGTAAACCCTGTGGCTTTACTACAGCATCAGCAGTAGATGAATCAATTGACAATTTGCATCAATATGTAGATTGGATGAAAGAAGCATTGGCATATCCAATCATTGAATTTGAATCCCAATTTGATGATATGGACAAATAGTGTTGGTAAATAACAACAAAATACAATAAAAGTGAAATCTGATTACAAAATACAAAAAATAGAAAAATCTGTATGTGCTGAAATTTTATTGAAATATCATTATTTAAAAGATATATCAAAAGGCTTTAAAAGCGGATTTAACTATGGATTATTTAAAGAAAATGATTGTGTAGGTGTAATCATTTTTACCGGCTTTCCTGTTCCAGAGCTATCTAAAGGTATGTTAGGGCTGGAAAGAAGCGATCAAAGCGGTTTATTTGAACTTAGTAGATTGTGTTTAGTTCCAGATATTCAACAAATTGAACATAATTTGGCATCTTGGTTTGTATCTAAAGCAATCAAAATGCTAAGAAAAGATACAAATGTTAGAGTAATTTTGTCTTATGCAGATTCAGAATACCATCAAGGGACTATTTATAAGGCTTGTAATTTTGATTATTATGGGTTGTCTGCATTAAAAAAAGATTTTTGGATTAAAAAAGCCGATGGCAGTTTTATTAAACATAGCCGAGGTAGTGTTAAAGGAATTGATGGCGAATGGCGCAATAGAACCCAAAAGCATCGATTTGCTATTGTTTATGACAAATCATTAAAAGTGTTGTGGAATAAGTGCAATGCCTAGCCTACCAACTTATACAAAGTGCGCCAGCCTAGGTTGCAAGAATACAAAGAGCAAACTCAACAGCTATTGCACAGAGCATGGCGGCAAAGAATGGATAGATACAGAAGATAGAAAGCAATTCAATTCTATGTATCAGTCTGCATTTTGGCGGCAAAAGCGACAAACCCAGCTTTCAATCCAACCGCTGTGCCAAGCCTGTTTGTCTGAGGGTCGCATAGGTAGTGCCATTCATGTCGATCATGTATTCGCATGGAAGGTACTGGGCAAACAAGCCTTTATTAACAACTTGTTTCAGTCGCTATGCCCAGAACATCACAGCCATAAAACAGCACTCGAACAGCAGGGCATATACAGGCACTACAGCGATCCAATCAAAGACTATGGGGTGGCAGACTATGGATATATCGTTGGCTTGGCTGAAGCCGATTCTGACCCCTTGCCAGCCTTCTAGAAAGCTATCGGTTAGAAACTTAAACTTTTTTGGACAGCTATTGAAGCAGGGCGACTTACAATCTTCCAAAAAAGGGGTTGCCAAGAGGGGGGTGTTGCTTATAAACTACAACCATGAACAAACTCCCAGTCGAACTTCATTTGGTGCATGGAACTAAACCAGAGCATAGCGCCATGCCTTTACCTGAATCGGTAAAAAAGAGAATACCTGAAGCGGAGTGGATGAGCAATCCAAGCTGTTGGAATAAAGCGACATTTGTTCAAGAAACTTCCGACTATCTTTATGATGTTTATGGCATTGGCTCAAATCAAGATAAACATACTTTGGCTATGTTGGCAGATCAGATCGACCTATATGTTTCATGTAACATCCAATTGGCTGGAAGTGATTTAGTTATATCCACAAATGATGGAAAGACCCTTGCGCCTAATCCGATCATATCTATTCGGAACAACTCTTTGAAGTTGGTAATTCAGTTAATGAATGAATTAGGGTTAACCCCTAGAGGTAGATTGAATAAGACAGAATCCAATACCGATGATAACTCAGCGGTATCCAAATTCCTAAGAGGTCCAAAAGGATAAGATGAATTACCTAGATGGCATCCAGTATGCTAATCAGGTAGCCAAAGGTGAGATTGAAGTTTGTAGAAATGTTCGGCTTGCCTGTCAGCGATTCCTGAATCAGTATGAAAATAAAGAATGGGAATGGGAATTTGACCCAGATTATCCTAACCATGTCTTAGGATTTGCATCCCTACTAAAGCATACCAAAGGACATCAAGCCGGGCAGAATGTAGTTCTAGAGCCATTTCAAATTTTGTTCATTTGTGCCATTTATGGATTTAGGTCAAAAAAAGATCATTTCAAAAGAATGGTTACAGATGTCATTTTGTACATTCCCCGGAAAGCTGGTAAATCCACACTAACCGCTATTCTTGCTCTTTATGAATTGGCTTGTGGCGAAGCTGGTGCAGAAGTCTTTACCCTAGCAACCAACAGGGAACAAGCATCTATTGTGTTTGATGCCGCCAAAGGGTTTATTGAAAATGGACCTAAAGAGATTGCCAGCCTATTTACTGTTAGCAAATATCAGATTGGCAAGCATGGCGATAGTCAAACTATGTTCAAGGCACTTAGCCGGGATACCAAAAAGACTGGGGATGGTAAAAATCCATCTTGCGTTATTGTGGATGAAGCCGCCCAAATCATAGATCGCAATGCAATTGAAGTTCTGCACTCTGGTATGGTTGCCCGGCAAAACCCATTGCGGATATATATTACTACTGCCAGCTTTACCAAAGATACCAAGTTTTATGAAGATATGTCCATGATGGAATCCATACTAAATGGGGAAGCTAGTGATAACCCTAGGTGGTTTGGTTTGCTTTATGCGCTTGATCCACAAGATGATTGGCGCAATCCTAAGACTTGGGCAAAAGCCAATCCGATGCATGGCATTAGTATTTTTGATGATGCTATTGCACAAAGGGCAGAAGAAGCCAAAAACAAGCCAGCCGCACTCAATGAATTTCTTTGCAAAACCCTTAATATCTATGTCAGCGCCCAAACTGCTTGGGTAGATAGAAACCATTGGGATGATCCAAAATGTAAAATATCAGAAACAAATCAAGAGCCAGAAGCGGTATTTATTGGATTCGACTTAGCCGCCACAAGGGACTTAAATGCAGTTTGTACCCTAAAGCGGTATGGCGAATTAGACTATGAAGCAAGCTGGAAATTCTTTTTGCCTGAAGCTGGTTATGAGTTAATCCCCAAGCATTATCAGGATATATTCCGAGTTGCAATAGATTCTGGCATCCTTAGATTAACCGAAGGCAATGTCATGGATGATCGAGAAATATCGGATTATATTAAACAGGAATGTGAAAAATATAATGTCAAAGAGGTTGGTTATGATGCTTATAATGCCGCATCCTTAGTAGCCAGATTATATGATGCCGGGATACCAGTCAAAAAGGTTGGACAGGGCATGGCAGTATTATCTAACCCATCCAAGTATGTAGAAAAACTGATAATGAATCAGCAAATTAAGCATGATGGCAATCCATTTGTAGGATGGCAACTGGGCAACTGTGAAGTATATGAAGATGTGAATGGGAATATTAAAGTTCGCAAGAATGAAGCAGATAAATCAGCCAAAGTTGATGGTATTATTGCTATGATTATTGCGGCGCATTGCAGTTTGGATAACCCTTTTGTTTCTGATTCCTATGGATTTAGAACTTTCTGATATAAAATATAAGAAAATCGGAAGAAATCGAGGATTAATATGGGTGTTTTAGACATTTTTAGCAAGAAAAAAACAGTCTTAGCAGAGAATAATACTCTGTTTGGGCAGACCCAATTAGGCAACCAAATTGTTCGCCAAGCCCAAGATGGTAAGGGTGGCGCTAATTTCCAACTTCTTTATGTAACTACATCATCCACCACCAGCGCCGGGCGCATTGTGGATATGTCGGTTCTTACAAGAAATTCGACAATTATGTCCTGTGTTGGAGTAATTGCTAGAGCATTAGCCCAATGTTCCATATCTGTTGCATCTAAAACAGAAGATGGCATATTTGTTGATGCGATCAAAGATTCTGATGTAGGTAGCCGGGATAAAATAAAAGCCAAACAAATTGTGGCGCTTTTACAACAACCAAACAATTTCCAGAGCCAATATGAGTTCTGGTATCAATGGTGTATGTGGTATTTGCTATCTGGTGAAACCTTTACTTTGCTTTATCGCAAAGACCAGACAGATGCCAATCAAACTCCAATTGAACTTTATAACCTAGATTCAACTCTGATTACAACTCAGATGAATCCAGCCAGATACCCAACTTATCGGTTATCGACCCCTTCTTATGGATTTAATCGGGATGAGCCATTAGCCGCCCATCAAGTAATTCATGTTTCTGAAGCCGCATGGCAAGGTTCTGCTGGTTTTAACAAAGGTATTCTAGCGACTGAATTGGTAGCCTTAGATCAGGATATTGATCTATATGCAAACTTTGTTATGCAAAATGGCGCAAAGCCATCTGGCATCTTTAGCACTACATCTGTGATTCCTGATGCTAAATACAAAGAAGTAGCTGGAAGAATTAAAGAAGCATGGTCAAGCATGACAGGAAGCAAGCCTACAGACCTATCTAAGCCGGGTCAAGGTATGCTTTTAGACCAAGGCATGACATACAATCCAGTTCAAATGCTTACTTTGCAAGATGCAGATGCCGCCAAGCTAAAAGATCAAACAACCAAGCGCATTTGTGCATTGTTCGGTGTTCCACCCCAAATGCTTGGCTTAGAAACAGGCAAATTCAATAATACTCAAACTTTATTGGATGAATTCTACAAAACCACTATGTATCCAATGATCATTGCTATTGAGCAAAAATTCAAAATGGGTTTATTAAAGGGTTATCCAAACCTTTGTATTCGATTTGATACAAAAGATTTTCTAAAAGGGGCGGCATTAGATCAAATGAATTTTGTTACCGCTGGTATTGCTGGTGGATTAATGACCCCTAATGAAGCTAGAGAATATATGAATATGGCTAATATTGAAGGCGGCGATGAATTATTATCAGCACAACCAAAAGATATTAGTTCTACTAATGTTCCAATAGGATCAAAGACAGCAAAGATTACCCAACTTCCCGGCAGTAGTCCGCAAGATACTGGTGGTGGGGGCGGCAATCAAACTAAGAAAATGAACATAGGAAAATAAAACATGGAAAATATTAATAAGATTCTTCAGATTTTTGGTTATCAATTGCATAAAAATAATGTTAAACTACCAGTAAAATCTGTAAAATCCCCTAAAATACAAGATAATAATCAATCTATTAAGAATGGGATTATCAATGAATCAGAACCTAAGCCTACTTTGCGAAGCAAAACTAAGCCTAAACCAATCCTCAAAAGACAAGCTACCAAGCGGCAAGATTGAAGCTAGGGTAACTTCTTGGGGCGCTAGAGAAGGCGCTGATGGTCGCCGATTTAATTATCAGCCTGAAGGATTCCAAAATTGGGCTAATGAGTTTGCCACAACTGGCAATCCATTGCCAATGTTCTTAAACCATAATGATATGGGTATGCCTGTAGGTCAATGGACAGAGTTTAACTTTGACAAAAAAGGTATGACTGCATCTGGTGAACTATTTATGAATACTACCGCTGGTTCTGATCTTTATGAAGTTCTAAAAAATTCCCCAAATCTATTTGGCGGTGTTTCTGTTGGCGCTTATGCCGATGAAGCCTGTATGGTAGATGAAGATGGCAATCCAGTAGCAGAAGATGATAATATGGAAGATGAAGCCTATTTTCAAATTACTAAAGGCGGTTTGCGTGAAGTTAGCGTTGTAATGTATCCAAATAATCCAGCCGCAGAAATTCAAAAGCTGGAATACTTTACAGCCGAAGGCGCACCAAATCCCCGCAATATCGAAAAAGCCTTGCGAGATGCAGGACTTTCCCGAAAAGATGCGACCACCGCATCTTCAACCCTGAAAAAATTGCTTGAACAGCGAGATGCTAAACAAGTGGAAATTCAGGTAGCCCCAGTTCAGAGTGAGCCTGAAGCGGTGGTCGAAGAAGCTGATGATATTCTTGAAGCATTAGAAAAAAGAGAACTTCTGAAGCAATTATCTAATCGTATTAAATAAGGAATAAATCATGTCCGATAAAATTATCGAAAAACTTGATTTGATCGAAGCATCTAATGTTGCTAAGATTGAAGAAGTTAAAGCAGAAGCAGTAGCCGCAGTAGAAGCTGTTAAAGCAGAAATGACTGAACAAGTAGTAGCATTGGAAGCTAAAATTTCCGCTATTCAAGTTCCAGAAATCATCCGCACACCAGCTAAAACTGTTAAGCAAGATGTAAACCGCAAGGTTAAAGAGCAACTTGCCAAGATGGTTAAAAAAGGTTCAATGGGCAACAAAGAATTTGAAATGTTTGCTGATGAATCAGAATATCAAGCATATTTGAAGGAAGATGGATCACAAATTGGTAATCCTGCTGGTTATGGTGGTGGTTACAATGTCGGTGGTCGTACAGCCTACGATCCTGTATTCCACAAAATGCGTTTGATGAATCCTTTGCGTGGTGTTTCACGCAATGTAACGACAGATGGTTCTGTGTATCAGTTCCGTGCTAAAACAGGTAATGCTGGTGCTCAATGGGGTTATGCAATCCAAAACAACGGTGCTCCAACTACTGAAAACACAAATATCTGGCAAGTAGTTTTGCAAGATATTAATGTCCAGTTCCCAATCCGTACAGCGGCTCTAGATGATATCGATGGTTTGGAATCAAATGTTGTAGATGATATGTTGCTAGAATTTAGTCAGCAAGAAGGTATTGCTATGATTCAAAACAATGATCAAGTATCTCCAACTGGTAATCCTACTGGCGGTTCTAATGGTATTCGTGGTTTGAACCAATATGCTGGTGCTAACTCTGTTTACACTGGTGGCTCTACTTCTACTGCCGCTTTCGGTACTTCAGGAACAGCATCTACAGATGGATTGGCTTCGATTGGTACTTATGACCAATTAACTTCAAACACAAATACAGTTAATGGTAACAACATCACTTTTGATGATGTAATCACATTCTTGCATAGCTTGCCACAAGAATACTGGACTCCAGATGCTAAAATTATCGTTAATCCATTCATGCTTGCACAGATTCGTGGCTTAAAAGATACAAACGGCACTCCAATTTTTGATCGTATGACACCATTGATTACTGATGGTATTGTTGGTCAAATTGCTGGTTTTGATGTTGTTGTTAATAAGTATCTTGATACTCCTTATCAATCAACTACTGGTGACGCTGGAACAACTAGCTTGTACCCAATGTTCTTCGGTCAATGGTCACGCTTCCACACAATCGTGGATCGCTTGAATATGGTTCTGCGCCGTTATGATCAGACATTGCCCGGCTTTATCACCTTCTTTGGTGAGAAGCGTTTGGCAACTTCTGTTGTTGATCCGTTTAGCGCAATCCGCTATCGTTCTACTGGTACAGCAACCTAATAAAGTTGGGGCGGTCAAAAGCCGCCCCGCTTTTACTTTTTAATACTTGGAAATAAAATGGCTAATCTAATTCTTGAAGCAGTCCAAAAAGCCCTTAAAAAAGGCGAAGCGGAAGTAAATTTAAAGGAAGCATCTGCGCTTACTGGCTCTGGTTCTGGGGTTGGTGGTCGCACAATCTATGATGATGCTTTTGCATCTTTGCGCCAGAATAATCCAATTCGCAATGCTGGTGCTAGAGTAATTCAAACTATTGGCTCAGATGAAGCCTTTGTAGTTAAAACTGGTAACATTACCAATGTCCAACAAGGTTCTACATTTAATCCTTGGGGATACCCAATTAACAATAACAATGCCAATTCTACAACTGGTATTGCTACAACTTACTGGCAATTGCCAGTTCGATCCATTAATGCTGTAGTTCCAGTTAGAACAGCAGTTATGAGTGATATTAATGGAATCAATGAATCTATTGTTGGCGACATCATGCTAGAGTTTGCACAGCAAGAAGCATTGTCAATGATGCTCAATAATGATCAATCAGGTTCAACTTCTTACAACTATGGTGCTACACAAGGTTTGCGTGGCTTAAATAGTTATCCTAGTTCTACATCTGCCGCCGCTTTTGGCTCTAATGGTCCAGCAATGACCAATGGTCGCCATACAGTTTTAGCTGTAACCCAAGCCGCCGCTGGTGCAATTAGCTACAATGATTTAGCCAATTTAACTGGTGCTTTGCCAGCACAATATTGGACAGACCCATCAACCGCTTGGATGATGCACCCAACAACCATTAAATTGTTGAGAGAATTAGTAACAACTACTTCTGGCATCCCTTATTTCTTAGAAGTAGGCGATGAAGATGGCGGCGCTGTTGTTTATATGTTTGGTTTCCCTGTAATCGCTAACCCATATATGCAACTGGCTGGTGCTGGCAATTATCCAGTTTACTTAGCCGCATGGGATCGATTTGTAACTATTGCTGATAATGAACTAATGAGCATCAAGGCATTTGAACAAACCCAACCCGGATTCACAACTCTGTTCTGTGAAAAGCGGGTAGTTTCTACCATTCGAGATGTATTTGCTGGTGTTCGATTGACCCACAGTTAAGGTAAGCCATGCCATTAGATAGTTTAACTAATGGTCCTTTTTTAGGGACTACTAGGAATCCTTACAGCTATGAAAAGATAGAGCAAATCAGCCGGGACATTCAAACTGGCTGGCTTACTCTTGATCAGATTACCCAACAGCTAAATCTATTCCAAGATGAAAGCCAAGATAGCTATCTATCAGGACTTGAATTAGCGACCCGCATGGCGATTGAGGACTATCTTGGTATGTCCATATTCCCCATCACTTATAAAGTGTACTATGGCACTTTTAATGGCATGACAGGCACACAAATGTGTTTAGATTTGCCAGAGGTTAGCCAAGGAAGCCAAAATCGTGCTGGAGTGGTAATTAAGGAAGTAGCTTATTATTCTGGGGCTACACCCCCGGTATATACCATTATTAGTCCAACAAGCTATTATTATGATCCAACTGGCAATAAAGTTATTGTTACTGGAATTCCTGATTCTGCCAGTCAGATAATGACAAATCCAATTGTTTGTATTTATCAAACTAATGCAAATCCTTTGGCACAATACCCAGTAATTCAACAAGCTGGATTATTGCTTTTAACTCATTTATATAACAACCGCAGTAATACCTTTAATGGCAAATTGGATGAAATTCCTTTTGGAGTGGCTCAGTTGCTTAGACCCTACAAGCCTTTGGTGATGTAATGGCTATTGCTCGGTATGAAAATATTACTGTAAACAATGTAACCAATTCTGTAGATGATTTGGGGCAATACACTACTACTATTACAAAATGGTTCGATACTAGGGCTAGAGTGCAAGATGTCCACAATAACCTACAAATAAACAAAGAAACCCGAATTTATACTGATTTAGTAAAACTTGTCTTGAATTACACCCCAAATACAAGGCACATGGTGGACAATCAACCGCTTTATTCAATCACTTGGCGCAACCAAGATTGGCGAATTACTGATTGTTTTGAATCGAATGATCGCATGAATGTTACATTCCTGTGCTATAGAAATGATCCGACTGCCCCAGTATGACACAACAAAATCCAGCCATTTATGCTAAAGCTATCCAATATCAATTGGCTAGTATTGTTAATCCTGTGCCTGTTTATGCTAATTTCAACCGCAACTTTGCTAATGAGCCAAAATTCATTACTTGGCAGTTAAGAAATGTCCACCAGCCAGTATATACCGGAGTAAATCAAAACAATAAAGGTATTGATCGCCCAGTATTTCAAATGAGCATATATTCTCAGAATATGCAAGATGCTTTTAATATTGCCAATTCTATAATACAATCATTACATGGATATAATGGGCAATTTGGTGGTGTAAGCGGTTTTTATATTGCCAAAGCCGATGTGATTATGCTTTACAATACATACGATAATACTGTAGGTTTGCAACAGATAACAATGGATTGCACCTTAGATATTCCAACATAAGAATTTATTAATTATTTTTTAAGGAATTAAAATGGCTCTCCCAAATCAAGTTTTACCCGGATTCTCGGCATCGCTATGGTGTCAGACTGGTGCTACTCCTACAGCATTAACTCTTTCCCAATTGTCCACTTGGACAGCCGAAGTTGAAGATATTGTTGGCACAGCCGCTAATGGTGTAGGCACTTCTGGTGAACAGTTAAATGTTGAAGCCATCCCTGCTTTTGGTCAAGATGATGCCGCCGCTTCCTTCATGGTTGCTGGTAGCCGTCAATCAGATCAAATTCCTACACAAAGCAAGCCAACTTCAATGACCATTGTTGCTCCTTGGAATCCAAGCGATGCAGGATTGTTGTTAATGAGAGCCGATGCTTATAGCGGCATTATTGATCGTACTTTTGTAGTAGCCGCTGTATCTGGCTCTAATACTGTTGCTTATGCTTTTAATGGTCGTGTAAGCGAATTTAAAGTAGATGCCGCACCGGGCAAAGAAGCAACTGCGACTTTCACAGTTCATCCTCGAGGCAATCAGTATGGCTGGTCTAACAATACCTAATGATTACTGTTAAGTTTGCCAATGGCAAAATCTATGAAGCAGGGCATATTGATGAAGCTATCAAATTATGCCTTGCCGATGGACATGATCCATTTAAGCCTGTTGTAATTCCAGAACAGCCAAAACAGAAAAAGATTAAACAAGTAGAAGAAGATGAATATAGAGAACAGTTCTGATCTTTTAAGTTATTTATTAAGCCAAGCTAATTCTGGTGTTAAAAATTGGTTTGGTTTTGCCCAACAGCGCATCACAGGCATTTATTTGGCGCATGAAATCGCTAAGTATCATGCCGATAAATTTACTCCTGATGAAATCGCTGATTATGTAATTAAGTTAAATAATTCCATATATCAAAAATTAATCAAGGGTGATGGAAATGGCTGAATCATCGGTTAAATTCAAGCTAGAAGGCATGGAAGAATTGCTTGAAGTGTTTAACCAGATCAGAGATGACTTTGGCGAAAAAGATGCCAATAAGATTTTAAAATCAGCGGTTCATGCATCCATGCAACCAGTTCTAATGACAGCTAAAGCATTAGCCCCTGTAGATACAGGCGCATTAGCGGCATCCCTTAGAATTGAATCTCGCAGACCTACAGCAAAGGATAAGCGATCTAGATATATCAAAACAACTGATACCATTATTGGTACAGTTACTACTGCTCCCGGTAATGTCTTAAAAAATAGATCATTTCACAATCTTCATGCCCCTGCTGGGCAAAGAATTAAACAAATTGGTATTCCTAGCGATGCTAGAGCCAATGTGCAAGAATTTGGGTCATATAAAATGGCGGCACATCCTTTTATGCGCCCTGCATTAGAATCACAAAGTATGAATGTGGCACAAAGTTTAGGTAGGACTTTAGGAACTGCTTTAGAAAAATATAAAGCAAAACAATATAGAAAAGGTAATTTATGAACCAGTTTGCAAATGCTTTAGGTAAATCATTTAACAAAGATTCTTTAAGAATCCGATCATTTGAAATGGGTGGGCATACTTTTAAAGTAAAAGTCCCATTAACCGCTGAATATGAAAATATGCTTGAAGCGGTAAAAATCGTTGATGATAATAAAGTTAATAAATATTATGATGAATTATCTAAAGAATTTATTAATAATAAATCTGAATTTGAAAAGCAAGAAGAAGTAGTATTTACAGATAATGATATATTATTAAAAGGCACTTCATTAAAAGAAACTGCCAAAAATAAAGCTATTCTTGAAAATCGTATTTTGTCGTTAATTAAGTTAATAGTGCCAGAAGAAGAAGGTTTTGATATGTCCACTATTACCTATAATATGGTGGAAGAATTATTCCCATTTTCTATTCAAATACAATTAATTGAAGAAATTAGCCTTGTCATTTCCCCATCTTACAAAACAGTTAAGGGAAAGTCCTAGGGTCAGTTCGTAGGCAAGTTAAAGCATATTTGACTGCTCATGGTACTGATCCAAATGAAGTAACCGAAGAAACTTTTAATGACATCTGCATTATGTATTCAGATGGATTAATTGGAAATAATAGGATTTTAGAAACCCTAGGCAATTTAACTGCTGGGGTTTATAATTATATGCGAAGTGCTAATGCACCCCCATATAAGCTACAAGACATTATTCCTACAGTTTACGATTATTTATATCCCCCATTGTCGGAGCAAGAAAAGAAAGATGCGGCAAGTAAACAATTAATAGCCTTTGCATTAATGCATCCGGGCGCACCAAAAGAGTTATTGGAAAGATATAAATGAGTAATAATATCGCTAGATTGGGTGTAGTAATGGGGCTGGATACTGCCGAGTTCACTACTGGACTTCAGGCGGTTGAAAAGAAATTAGACGGCTTAAAAGAAAAATTAGCAGAACTTGTTGGTGTTGCCGCTTTTGTTGAAATGACAAAAAGGGCAATGGAATATGCTGATACCATTACAACTACAGCCAAAGCCAATGATGTTACTACTGCATCTGTTTTAGAGTTATCTAAAGCCTTAGAAGAAAATGGTGGCAATGCTGAAGAAACTGGACGCATATATTCTGGATTTAATCAAAAAGTAGAAACTGCCGCATTAGGTAGTGCCAAAGCTCAAGAATCATTTGCCAGACTTGGGGTGTCATTAAAAGACATTCAAACTCTATCTTCCCAAGATTTATTTGCAAAAACTATTACTGGTTTATCAAAAATTGAAGATTCAGTAACTAGAAATGGTATTGCTTTTCAAGTTCTTGGCAAAGGTATTAGAGGTGTTGATATTGTTGGTCTTGCTCAAACTTTAGAAGAAACTAAAGGATCATTTGATAGATATGCCGAAGCTGTTAATATGGCGCATGAACTTCACTTAAAAATTGAAGCATCCGGCAGGAAAGTTTCTTTGATGTTTACAGAAGCAGTAATTCCAACTCTTTTAGTTGTTTACAATGAAATGACTAAAGCTGGTAGTGCATTAGATTATATTGCTTCTGGATTGAAGTATCTTATTGTTGGATTTGCTATTTGGGGAGAAGCCGCTGTAACTGCTGTAAAGTATGTAATTGATGTAATCAAAATGTTAGCTTATACAGTTAATGATCTTTTGACATTAAGCATAGATAAAGCAATTGAGCATTTTAAAGGTGGTTTAACTGAAATTAAAAAAGATGGTGCTGATTATATTGAGTTTTTGCAAAAGCTAAAAAAAGCCAATACTGAATCATCTGGTGGTGATAGTGCTGGTGGTCAAGCAAATAGAGATGTTATTAATGCTAATGCGAAAAAATTAGGATTAGCGCAAAATTTAACTGCTGAATACAAAAGACAAGCAGATTTGCAAATACAAATGGCTATACAAGCCAGAGAATTATTAAACCTAACCAAAGATGAAGCATTGGTTCAAGCAGAAGTAAACAAAGTAATTGATGCAAATCAAAAAGCTAGAGATGCTATTGATAAACAAATTGCCGCCGCTAAAGGAACACAAGGCGGTGCGGCATTAATAGCAGAATATGAAAAACAAAAAGCCGCTATTTTAAGTTTAAGAGATACTTATATTGAAAGTGCTAAAGAGCAAGTTCAAGCTACTATTGATTTTCAAAGGACTTTTAGTTTTGGTTGGAATAAAGCCTTCAATCAATTTAAAGAAGATGCTTATAATAATGCCAAAATAGCTGAAGATGCTTTTTCATCAGTAATTGGTTCTATGAATAGTGCTATTGATTCTTTTGTAACAAAAGGAAAATTAGATTTTGCTAGTTTAGCAGTAAGCATTTTGCAAGATTTAGAAAAAATTATTCTTAAAGCAATGGTAATGAGGGCTTTAACTGGGATGGGAAGCTCTTTCGGTAATGGAGATGGATTATTTACTGGTGGAGCATCTACTCCCGGCGGTGCTTATGGTCCATCTTATCAAGCCTTTGCTGGTGGTGGCGATCCCCCAATTGGAGTTCCATCATTGGTTGGAGAAAATGGACCAGAATTATTTATTCCTAAAAATTCTGGAACTGTAATCCCAAATAATCAATTAGGCGGTGCATTAGGTAGCACAACCAATGTAACTAATTACAATATTCAAGCTATTGATACCAAGTCTTTTGAAGATAGACTTTATGGAAGTTCTGGTGCAGTTTGGGCGGCTAACCAATATGCACAAAAGAATATCAATACAGTTAGGAGTAGGACATAATGGCTGGATTCCAAGATATATTTGAGATTCAACAAAAGATGACTGTGAATAACAGAAGATTGATTGCTCAACAAGTTAGTAGATCAGGTCAGCTAAGAATAGCTCAATATTTAACTTCTGTGCCTTGGGTATTTTCTGTAACTCCGCACAACTATTTATATTATCCAACTGCTAGAGCCATTATTCAGCAAATTGATAATTTGGATCGTCAATTGCCACAAACCATTACATTTAATTCTCCAAATTTAAGTTGGTTTACCGCTATGCAAGGCACAGCAACCGCCGCTACATTGGCTTCCACACCTTTGCCAAATTCTCAAGTTCTTACTTTAAGTTCTAATGGAACTTTTAAAGCTGGAGATTTTATAGAGATTGGCGGATATGTTTATAAAGTAACCGCAGATTCTTCTGGTACAACAGTTTATATTAATAGACCTATTATTGGTTCTCCTTCTGCTGGTGCTACAGTTACTATGGGAAATGCAGTTTCATTTAATTTAATAGCAGAACAATGCCCAACATATACTTTAACACCAATGACGAATGGTGCATTTGTAGAATGGTCTGGTCCATTTGTATTTAGAGAAGATATAACAAACTAAGGAAATATTATGTCCACAACAATGGCGGCATTAAATTCCTCATCAATTCGATATGCGGAATTTGTGCAATTAGTAACACCTACATATACAGATAATTTAACTAATGCGGCATCTAATGTAACTGTTAATGGCATTACTTTTGATGGTATGGGTAGTTATTTAGGTGTTACCACCATTCAACAAGATATGAAAGCTACTAGCACAGATGTAAAACTTTCTATTTCTGGTCTTGTTCCGGAAAATATTAATATTGTTTTAGGCGCAAATATTAAAGGTAGCCCAATTAAAATTTGGAGAGGATTTTTAGATTCAGATAATCAAATTTTAACTATTGGTGGAGTTCAACAATTCTTTTTAAGATACCAAGGCATTGTCAATAATATTGCCATTAATGAAACTTTTGATAGCAACAAAAGAGAAAGAACAGCTACTTGTATTATTTCAAGCGCATCTATGCGGTTAGTATTAGATTCTAGAGTTGCTGGAATAAAAACCAATCCATCAAGCTGGAGAGCAGTTTATCCTACAGATACCAGTATGGATAGAGTTCCAATTATTGCTTCAACCTATTTTAGCTTTGGTCAAACTCCAACCAGCGGAAGCCAATCAAAAGTGATTGGATCAACACAACAAAATCCTGCACCTATCGTGCATTTTGTTTCATAAGGAAAAGATATGGGTTTTTTAGGAATTGACTTTAGCGGATTTAAAAGTTTACTGCCAGCAGTTTTAACTATTGCTACTGCCATATTAACTGATGGATTAAGTATTGGCTATCAAATGGCGGCAACTTTTGCTGTATCTATTGTGGCATCTAGGATTTTTTCTCCCAATGCAAACAATACTTCTCAATCACTTCAAGAAACTAATGTAAGACAACAAGTTCCCCCTGATCCTACAGCTTCTATTCCTATAATTTATGGAAATGTTTATACAGGCGGAAGATTTGTAGATGCGGCATTAAGAACAGATCAAAGGGTTATGTATTATGTAATGGCTATTTCTTGTATTAGTTCTAATGGTCAATTTAGTTTTGATACAACTAAATTTTATTACCAAGATCAATTGATTACTTTTGATACTAATCCACTTTACCCAAATCGTGTATCAAGTTTGACAGATGGTGCTGGAAATATTGATACATCAATATCAAATAAATTATTTATATCTTTATACACATCAGATCAATCTGGAAATATTACAGCCATAAATACTAATGGTTTAATGCCTTGGGAATATATGGCAGGAGATGATGGCACATCTTTATTAATGGGTGATAGATCAGGTTTACCAACAGATCAACAATGGGCATCCACAGGAAGAAGAATGAATGGCACAGCATTTGCCATTGTTCGTTTAACTTACAATACTGGAGCAATAGGTACAGAAACTTTACAACCAATTACTTTTCATTGTAGCCAAACTTTAAATGGAACTGGTGTAGCAAAGCCCGGCGATGTTTGGTACGACTATATGACTAATTCTATTTATGGTGGAGCAGTTGATTCATCATTTGTAGATTCTTCATCAGCTACAGCATTAAATTCATATTCAGATCAATTAATAAATTATTTTGATCCTGATGGAAACCCACAAACTCAACCAAGATACAGATTTAATGGAATTTTAGATACTGGGCAAACTATATTATCTAATATAGATTTAATGCTAATGTGTTGTGATTCTTGGATGAAATATAACACTAGCAATGGAAAATGGTCTATTGTTATTAATCAAGCAATATCCCCATCATATAGTTTTAATGATTCCAATATTATGGGAGCAATTACTGTTGGTGCTTTAGACATTACACAAGCAATCAATCAAATTGAATCTCAATATAATGATAAAACTAATAGAGATCAAGCTGGATATGTTTTATTAAAAACTCCAAGTGGTTTGCTTTATCCAAATGAACCAGTTAATAAATCATCTATTAAATATGATTTAGTTAATGATAATGTTCAAGCACAATATTTGGCAAATCGCATTTTAGAACAAGCTAGATTAGATTTAGTTGTTGGTATTACTACTACTTATGATGGTATTCAAGTAGATGCTGGTGATGTAGTAACAATTACTAATGCTGATTATGGTTGGTCAAACAAGCAATTTAGAGTAATGCAAACTAAAGAAACTGCATTGCCAGATGGTAATTTAGGAGCAGAACTTCAGTTGTTGGATTATGATCCCAATGTTTATGCTACTGCTGATATTAATCAATATAGCCCAACACCAAATACTAATGGCATTGCAAATCCTAATTTTTATAGCGCATTAAGCGCACCAAATGTAGTAGATTCATATCCCTATATTTCTGTTCCTTATTTTGATATTAATTGTGCAATTCCAACATCAGGAACTACAACTTCAATTACTTTATTTTATACAACAGTTGCATCACCAACTACAGCCGATTGGCTTACTTGGAATATTGCCACAGCTTCTAATTCAAATCCATTTGTTGCAGGAAGTGTATATACATTTGCTCATATAACATTACCAGCAAATACTTATTATTTTTCATATATTTGTAATAGCTCTGTTGGAAAATCAACACAATCTCCCACTTCTACATCATTTGTATGGGCTCCAGACCCAGCTAATGCCGCTTCTTTTGTATCGACATTAAGCCCAACCACTTTGTCAGTTCCGTATAACGGAACACCAGTATTTACAGGAATTAGTTTTAAGTTATATGGATCGAATGGTCTTGGTCCTGTAGATTATGTCCCAGCTACTAGCGATTCAGACTCATCTTTTGTTCCCGGTACATGGCGCATTGGATACAATGCTACTACTGGTTATGCAACCGACATTGTTCAAACTGGTGTAACTTTCCCATTGCCGCCTACAGATGGCGGTAGTTATGCTTTGTTTGGTGCGCCAACATCAATGACAGCAAACCCAGCGACAGTTCAGATTCCTGTTCGCTATAAAGATTTAGCTGGTGTAGTCCATTTAATTCCTACATCCACTATGCAAGTGGTTTATGCAATCCAAGGCAATACTGGAACTAAAAGCGCATATCCAGCACTATATCAATGGAATATTTCTACCCCATCTAATCCTAGTGGCACAACTATTTATGATTGGGCTACAGGCACTCAAAGCGGATATACAGGCGGTGGCGGCTGGGATACAACTATTCCATCAAATCCG